ATACAATACAAACAGGCGAGGAAGGGATATTTTTTGTCAAAAAAGACTAAATTTTTGCCTCTGGGAGCCGTTTTTCAGGCATTTTGGAGCCGATTTTGCCGAGCCAGCAGGCTGGGTGAGGCAGGGTTTTTTGTGCATTTTGACAGTCCGGTATTTCCCAGAGGCGTGGAAATAAAATGCCGTTTGTGCAAATTGCACAAAAAATGGCGGGGTAGGGATATTTTTAGCCGAAAATCAGTGTCCAAAAGGCGTGGAGAGGCAAAATGTCAAAAAAGACGTAATCGGGATGTCAAAAAAGACGTAAAACCAGACCGTTGGGAACCCTATGGTGGGGCAGTTTCTTCTTATTATAATATAACCATATGGTGTGGTGAGGTATATAGGGAATCAGCTAATAGTCCAACCCTTGGGAACCATGATATAGGTATTTTCTCTATATGGAAAATAAATACCTTTAGGATCCCTTGGGCTTGCCCGAGACTGTGCTGACACTGAGAGATGGGTGCGGTGAGGAATGTTTTACTGCTATAGCTGTATATACAGAACCCAAAGGATCCCAATGGCTTGGCCATTGACAATACTGGAACCATAGGGAGCCAGCTGTATACGAATAACCACAGGGAACCCTTGGGCGCTGCCTAAGCACAGAATGTAGAATCCACAGGGAGCCGTAGGGATACAGAGTATCCAGCTTTGTAGATTATGGTGAATAGAGCGTAAAAAAAAGAGCTGATAGCTTTTCAGCTATCAGCCCTCTTACTATCATGCTGTTGCGATTGACTGAATCTTATACCCAGCTTTCCTGTAGTATTGTACTACCTCATTCACTGCTCTCACCTCATCGTGTGCGCTTCTGTGCATCTCTTTGAACTGCCCGAGAATCCCTCTGTAGAACAGCTCTATGATGTACCTCTTGTTTGCATCTCTCTCTACCTTATAATACAGAATCATCTTATACCTCCTTCGCTCGATTGAGTTCTAATCTAATGCCCGTATAGCCGGTAGCTCAGCTTTATTATTTACTTGTTCAGAAATCCCGCAAGTGTGCTGAAATGTTCGTTGCACAACTTCCTGCAGAGTGATTCAAGTTCATCTAATGTCCAGGTCTGCTCTCGACCGTCTTCGTGTCGAAGAGTAACATTACCTCTCACAATCTGAACAACTTCTGACTCTCGCCAATCGCCGAAGTCTGTGTTGTAGTCGAACAAGTTCATCCTCACTAAGTACATTACGTCCTCAATCTTGTCAAGTTTCATTCTTTATTCTCCTTTCGAACTTTGTAGATTTCTGCTTTCGTTTGAGCGATTGAGTCAGGCTTTCGCCTGGGGCATTTTTACGAGTGCCCAGCTCGTTGAGAGGTTAGCAGTTGCAGGTCATCAGGTCGATGAGCAGAGCTTTCAGCTCTTCAGGAGTCTCAGGTCTAAAATCGAACTGATTCTGTTTGCCTACTTTGTGTGCGTACTTGCTGAGAACTTCCTCAGTCACACGCTTCTGAGAGATGAGGACTACAGCACGCTGATTTGCCTGGCAAGTGAACTTTGTTTTGTTCAGGTACTGCATCTTGCACCAGGATGTGCTGTTAGGATAGATTGCGAGATTCCAGGCGTTGCCTTTCAGCTTGCGCATTTCATCGAGTGCCTGTGTAACGGCGTGCTCAAATGTGAGCTGAGGATTAGCATCGTGCGTCTCCTGAGTGCGCGCCTTCAGCTCCTGTGCAAGCAGAGCTTCCTGCTGTGCCTTCATGTGAGCGTCAAACTCTGCCTGTGCTTTCGCACGCTTGTTCGACTGCCTCTTAGCCTGAGCCTGGAACTGTCCTGCAGTGTAAGTCTTAGTTGCGGTCTCCTGAGCGATAGTGATAGTGTTAGTCATGATGAACTCCTTTCATAAATATGAATGTTGTGAATATGTGTGTTCAGTCAAAAGACTGACTCAATCACTCAAACGATATTTAATTTTCAACGTGTGAACTTTGAAACGTTCGTGCAAGTCGCTTGCTTTCACGCTTGCATATCGCTTGCATGTAAGACATGCTGTTCATTTGTGTTCTTTTCTTTTCTTTATCTTATAATTACATTATAACGGCATATGCCTGAAATGTCAATACATATTTGAAAGTTTTTTCATGTTCGTCTATTTGCATCAATTTGCTATAATTGTCAGACAATTAATTATCTGACAATTCGCCAGATCCGGCAAAGGTGTCTGACAATTAATTATCTGATAATTATAACAAATATGTTGAATTGTCAGACAAACAAATGTACGTTAAATCTTTAACACACTCTATCACTTCAACGCACTAAAGCGCTTTAACGCTTCAACGTGTGAAACTTTAGTCTGTTAAAGTTTAACGCTTCAACGTGCGAAAGCGTGCTTTAACACTTCAACGCACTAAAGCGCACGGGGGGGGGTTAGTCACGACTAACCGGACACACGCTCCGCGCCATCCCTCCGTGTCTACCTTAATTTTTTCGTAGTAGGTCGCAACGTCATTTCAAGATTCTCAGATTTTTTATAAACAGCTTTTCTAAGTAGGTCGCGGTCACTTGCAATCTTATTAACAGTTGTGCTACAATGTTAGTAAACATGAAAGGAGAACCGAATTATGGAAAAAGAGGTACATACCCTTGCTACTGAATTACTTCACGAACTGAAAGCATCTGCAAAGAGATGGTTCATTATCGCCGTTATTGAATTATTTATTATACTTTCAATGGCTGGCGGATTTTTATGGTACATGTCTCTGCCTGTTGAGGATGATGTTGTTTCAGTTGAGAGTGAAGATGGCAACGCTAACTATGTTGGAGACGATGTAACAGGAGCGATTTACAATGGCGAAGGTAACAGTACGAAAGATACGCAGGGCGAAACGAAGTCGAGGTAGACGTAAAAGGAGGAAGTGATTATGGGCGGACAAAGAGACCAATCCCGCATCATAAGAAAACTTCAAAGGGCTTGCAATGTAGTTTATGATGAACATCTTTGTTATAATATCAATCAATGGTATTCCGACAAACATAAGAGAGAGATAAATCGTTATACACTACATAAACAGGTTTTTGATGAGGCTACTGGCAAGAATGTCAAGATAGAGCTTTTCAGTACTTATTCTTTACTGCAAATGGTTTTTTTCATGCGGGATTATTGGTACATGCTTAATGGCATTGAATTACCTACTGACAATGAAATATGGAATGAAAAGAGAAAGGAGACGATTTTAGCAGATGGCACCACCGAAGGGACATAAATGGTATGGGGGCGGCCCTAAACCTATTACAGAAGATACACCCCTAACTCCAGCTGAGTGGAAATTTGTCGCCACGTATATTAACACAGAAACAAGAAATATGGGTAAAATCGGCAAAGCATCGTCTATGAAATTACGCACTGAGAAAGGCTATGAAAATCACACAAAGAGGATGCTTTTAAAGCCTAATGTTAGAAAGGTGATAGAGGGACTTATGGCAGAACAAGCAAAAAAGACTATTGCTGACGCTAATGAAGTAATGGAATATTTTACTTCTGTTATGCGTGGCGAAGTCAAAGACCAATTTGGCTTAGATGCGCCGCTTACTGAGCGCACTAATGCGGCTAAAGAATTAGCAAAGAGAACAGTAGACGTAGAACAGCGTAAACAAGGACTTGCTGACAATAAGATTGAGATTAAGATTGATTGGGGTGATGACAATGAATAATGATTTCATGGATGAATATATTACTAAGTTTGCTATAAGTGCAGGGAAACGTGCTTTATGGACTTTTGCTGAAACTGCTGTAGGCATGATTACTGTAGGACAAGCATTTACAGATGTTAATTGGATTCATATCTTTTCTGTTGCCGGCGTTGCGGCAGTTGTGTCTTTCTTAAAGAGTATTGTTATTAGTATGCCTGAAGTAGAGGAGAAGTAATATGGGATATACAAACAGTTCTTTAGTAAAACATAAAATAATGTCTCCAAATCGTTATCATCCTCGTAAGTATCCAATTACCAGAATTACAATACATCACATGGCTTGGATATTAGCTACTTCTCAGCAGTGCGGCAGTAGCTTTAAGAATCCCTCAAGACAAGCATCTTCTAATTACGGCATAGGCTATGATGGCGATATTGCACTTTATGTAAATGAAGAAGATGGCGCTTGGACTTCTAGTGATTATGACAATGACAACAGGGCAGTTACTATTGAAGTAGCAAACAGCACAGGCTCACCTAATTGGTCTGTGTCTAATAAATCCTATAAAGCACTAATTAATCTTGTTACTGATATTTGTAAGAGAAACGGCAAGACAAAGATTTTATGGCTGGGCGATAAAGAGAAAACTCTTGCGTATGAGCCTAAAGACAATGAAATGATAATGACGGTACACAGATGGTTTAGCCCTACACTATGTCCTGGCCCTTATCTCTATAGTTTAATGCCTGACATTGCAAGACGTGTTAATGAGAAGCTACAGGCAGTTAAAACAGAACCTGCTAAGGTCACTATTAAAAATGTTACTACTGAGGACCAAATCTGGGATTTCTTGAAGAGTAAGGGACTGAATGATTGCGCTGTTGCAGGTATTATGGGTAACTTACGTGCTGAATCAAGACTCATTCCCACTAATCTGCAAAACTCTTTTGAAAATAAACTTGACTTTAACGATGAATCTTATACTAAAGCTGTTGACAGCGGAGCATATGATAACTTTGCTGACGATAAAGCGGGTTATGGACTTGCACAGTGGACATACCCTTCTCGTAAAGCAAATTTACTTGCTTTTGCAAAAGCCCAAAAGAAGTCTATCGGTGATTTAGTTATGCAGTTAGAGTTTTTGTGGAATGAAATGCAAAACTATACCACTATGATGACAGAACTTAAAGATGCTAAAACGGTACGTGATGCCTCCAATTCGTTCTTATTCAGATTTGAGCGTCCTGCTAATCAGGGTGGTAAGGTTCAAGACGATAGGACAAATTTCGGTTTAGAATACTATAAGCAATTCTCAACTAATGCGGTTAAAGCCGCAAAGGAATCGTTAAAACTCTATAGAGTACAAGTCGGTGCTTTTAGAGAAAAGGCAAATGCTGAAAAACGAGTGCAATATCTTAAAGAGTTGGGCACGGACGCAATTCTTAAAAAGTCCGGCAGTTATTATAAGGTGCAGGCTGGTGCGTTCTCAAAACATGATAATGCAGAGGCATTGCTGAATAGGATGAAAAATGCGGGTTATGATGACGCTTATATAATTTATGAGTAATATAAAAATTAACTTAGATGAATGTATTATACCTATGTATAAACCTATACTAAAGGATATATTAGGGCATGGTCACACTCACTATGTTTTCGCAGGCGGGCGCGGCAGTACAAAATCCTCATTCGCAGGAGGTATTGCCGTGCCAATGCTGATTATGCAGAATCCCAGAGTACATGCTGTATGCTTTAGAAAAGTCGCTAATACTATACAAAATAGTATTTTTGCACAGGTAGTATGGGGTATATATCAGTTAGGTGTAGAGCATTTATTTAAAATACCAAAAACATATAGTACACCTATTGTATACTGGCCAACTGGACAAAAGATATTCTTCATGGGACTTGATGACCCTATGAAAGTAAAATCTATAAAACCGCCCTTTGGTTATATAGGAATTACTTGGTTTGAGGAACTTGACCAGTATGCAGGACAGAATGAATTACGTACTGTTACTCAGTCTACTATGCGTGGTGGTGAAGATTTCTGGGATTTCAGAACTTTTAACCCGCCCATCAGTAGAAATAACTGGGCTAATGAGTACGCAGATGAATGTGAGGCTTTTGATACTGAAAGCACTCTTGTTATACGTAATTCATATCTTGATGTACCGCCTAGTTGGTTAGGCCAAGCGTTCATAGATGAAGCTGAACGTTTAAAGAAAATCAATCCTAGGGCATATGAACATGAATATATGGGTGTAGCTACTGGTACTGGCGGTGACGTATTTGACAATGTTGAAGATTTAGATATGCAACAGCTTGTACAACGGAAAGATGTATACGGCAATATTACTGAAACACTTCCTATGTATAAGACTTTTGATAAGATATATAACGGTATTGACTGGGGATTCTCTATTGACCCGTTTAGATTTGTTAAATGTTACTTTGACCGAAATCATTTAGATTTATATATCTTTGCCGAATATAATACACTAAAAACTAGAAACAGAGTGGTATTTGATGTACTATATAAAGAGAAGAAATTAATTACATTTGATGAATTAGTTACCGCAGATAGCGCAGAAGAAAAGTCCGTAGCTGACTTTAAAGCATATGGAGCATTTATACGTGCCGCAGATAAAGGACCAGATAGTGTTCGATATGGTATAAAATGGTTACAAGGTTTAAATCATATATACATAGATAAACGAACATGCCCTTATTCATATAGAGAATTTGTCAGTTATGAATATGAGACTGATAAAGACGGCAATTTTATCAGTTCATATCCTGATGAAAATAATCATAGTATTGATGCTGTTAGATATGCAATGCAAATATATGCTAATAGACGTGGACATTAAGGAGAATGTATGCAGTACGATAACGGTAAGAGTCAAACTAGAATATTGGAGCAGAATATTCACAATCTTGCTTATGCGCAATATGAAGGAGTCGGTGAGTATGATATACCAGAAATGCTACCAGTTCATATTGACGATTTAGAGCATATACCTATACAGGGATTTAATTATGCACTGAAAGAACAGCATCCAGAAAATATAGGTGTTCATTTCTTTCTGCATGACTATCAGTTTGAACGAGTTTGGAAATATCCTGATAGATATACAGAAGTTTTGAAAAAATTCAAATTTGTGTTATCGCCAGATTTTTCACCATATGCAGATACACCTAAAGCTGTACAGATATTTAATGTATACCGTAATCGTTGGTGTGGTAGATATTGGCAAGATAACGGCATTACTGTTATACCAACATTTACTATTGGTAATCCTGAAATATTTAATCTCTTTTGTGCAGGTATTCCTAAACACAGTACAATAGCTGTATCTACAATGGGTGAAGGAAGATGGGGAGCATATAGAGGTTTAAAATCATGGTGGGGAGCTATGATGTATATGCTAGAACCAGAAACTATTCTTTTATACGGTAAAGACTTATCGAAAGAACTTGATGGTAACATAGTATTTAAACATATGATTAGTACAAAGGTGGCGATATAATGGCGATAAAGATGAGTGTAGGCGGTAAGTACGCTGGTACTAAACGAGAGCCTAATTATAACACAGCTGGTGTAGATAGAGAGAGCGGCGCTGGTAGCAGAGGAATTGTTCGTGAGTTTATAGGCTCTGGCATTAAGTCGTATCCCTTTATTCGTATAATTCATGGCGTAAAACATATTTTAACAGTGCGTGCGCACTCTGTTAGTGAGGCAAATAAATTAGCCGCAACACGAGGATATAAGACTTCTGACAGACAAATTAAACGCAGGAGGAAAAAATAATGTCTATCTGGAATACTCTTATGTCAAAATTAAGGGAGATAATTAGTATGGTAAGTGGGAAAGATATAGCAAAAGAATTAAATATCTCATATGCAATCTCTCCACAGATGGAAACAGCAATTCATCTGTGGTCAGACATGTATAAAGATAATTCTCCATGGTTGCATGAGCCAACAGACGATGACCCTAAAAAAGTTGCTAGTTTGGGTATAGCTACATTAATTGCTAGTGAAAAGGCAAGATTAGCTTTACTTGAATTTGAGTCTGAAATATCAACGCCAACAGAAGAAGTAGAAGTACCTAATCCAGACTATCCTGGAGAAAAACAATATGCAACAGATACAGAAGGGGAAAAGTTTCCAGTACCTGCTATTGAGCCGCCTAAAACTACTATTGAAGAAAAGCCAGTTGGTGATACTCAAAGGGCTGAGTATCTTGAACGGCAATACAAGAAGCTACGCAAGCAGTTACGCAAGCAGATTGAATACGGTATTGCAAAGGGCGGACTTGTAATTAAACCATATATTGTAAAAAATGCTCTGCCTGATGATGATACAGCTTCCTATACAGTTAAATCTGATATTAAACCTACTACTGAAATAGAATTTGAATTTGTACAAGCAGATTCTTTCTTTCCTCTTGCATTTACTCCTGATGGTGAGAAGATTACAGAAGCGGCGTTTATACAGACTAAACAGGATAAGAATGTAACATATCACAGACTTGAGTATCATAAATGGCAAGACAATGTTGTTACTGTAATTAACAAAGCATACAGGTCAACAACAGGTGTTGGAGAATTATCACTTAGTAATCTTGGTAAAGAGATTCCTCTTACAGAAGTGCCTGAGTGGAGAGATTTTCAACCCATCACATACATTAAAGATGTGACGAAGCCGATGTTTGCATATTTCAGGATGCCTGATGCTAATATTATAGATACAAAAAGTCCGCTTGGTGTTTCTGGTTTTGCTCGTGCTGTAAGCCTTATTAGAGAAGCAGACTTTATTTACTCCACACTTCTTTGGGAATATGAAGGTGGCGCACTTGCTATTGATATTGACCGTGACGCTTTAAAGATTGAAGATGAAAACGGCAATGAGATAAGTAAACTTAGTCAGTTACAACAACGGCTATATCGTAGAATTGACCTTGGCGCATCTGCTGAAACATATCAGCCATTCGCACCGTCTTTACGTGATGCTAACTATATCAACGGTCTGAATACTGTTCTTATGCGTATAGAAGATATTTGTGGTATTAGTAGAGGCACACTTTCTGATGCGGCAGATGTAGCACGTACCGCAACTGAATTAAAAATTCTGAAACAGAGAAGTTATCAAACCAATGCAGACATTCAAGCGGCAATCGAATCTGCGTTACGTGATGTAGTTTATATAATGAATGTATATGCAGATTTATATAATATTACTCCACAAGGTGATTATGATGTGTCGTTTGAATGGGATGATAGTATTATCGTAGATGCCGATGAAGAGTTAGAGAAGCGTATTCTGTTAATGCAAAATGGACTTGCTAGTAAAGTTGAAAACAGAATGTGGTATTTCGGTGAAACTGAGCGTCAAGCTGTTGAGGCACTTGCAAAGATTGATAAAGAGCAACAACAGAATCAACAAATGGCATTAATGAATCAGTTTGACCTTAATAATAGAATGATGAATGGCCAGAATCCTAGTAATAAGCTGAAATATAATGAGGATAATCAAAACTCTGAGAAACGTCACGAACGTCAGAGAAATCAAAGGTTCAGTAAATAATTGTAAACATTCAGATAAATGTTTACAGTTGGGTTAAATTGTGCTACAATGATTGTAGTCCAGAAATGGACCGCATTTCATTCTCCTTGATTTGTGAGGGAGTTTTGCCGACACTCCCTCACAGATTTAAAGAGAATAGTCCAGCGTAAAGACATATAAAGAACGCATAACAACATTCGCCGCAAACTGCCTGCGGACATATAAATAGCAGATATAAACGAATGAGAAAAGGAGAATTATATGACAATTAAGGATGTATTTGACAAAGCTGAAAACGGCACACTTACATGGGAGCAGTTCCAGTCGGCTATGGGAACAGCTAAGTTCGTTGATTTAACGGAGGGTCAATATGTATCCAAACAGAAATATGATGACGATATTTCAACTCGTGATACTCAAATTACCACCTTGAACACGACAATTCAGACCCGTGACCAAGACCTTGCTACACTGCAACAGACACTTACTGATGCGGGTGATATTAACGCATTAAAGCAAGCGTCACAGGATTTAGCAAACCTTCAACAGAAATATGATACCGAAACTAAGCAGTATCAGAGACAGCTCAGACAGCAGGCATATGAGTTTGCTGTGACAGAGTACGTAAATGGTCAGAAGTTTACAAGTAAGGCCGCAAAGAATGATTTTAGGACACAGATGATTGCTAAGAAACTTCAATTTGAAGATGGCAAACTTATCGGTGCGGATGATTTCAAAGCTATCTATGCACAGAGTGACCCAGATGCATTTGCGTCTGAAACTCCTGCCGCACAGCCAGTAAATCCTACTCCTACATTTGTTCAGCCTACAAATAATCCATCTCAACCGAAACCAACATTGAGTCAGTTAATGCAGATGAAAAATGAACATCCTGACGCAATTATTAACATCTAGGAGGTGATTTTAGATGCCTATGCCCCAATTTGATTCTAAGATATTTAATGGCGAAGTATTCCAGAAGTACGTTGATAGAGTACCGAATACTAAGCTGAATGAGCTTTTAAAGTCGAGAGCTATTGTTTCTCGTCAAGACCTCGCAGGTGCGATGGCGGACCAAGTCGGTGGTAACTATCTTACCACTCCCTTAAAGGGTCTGATTAGTGGTTCCATGCCGCTGAACTACGATGGTGTTACTAATATTACGTCCCAGACCACTCAGACGTTCTCGCATAGCCGTGTTGTTGTTGGTCGTGCACAAGCATGGACTGAGAAGGACTTCTCTTACGACATCACTGGTGGTGTTGACTTCATGGAGAACGTAGCACAGCAGGTCGCTGAGTATTGGGATGAAGTTGACCAAGCTACTATCGTTTCTATCATGACTGGTATCTTCTCTATGACTGATACTGAGGGTGCAAGATTCGTCTCTACTCACACTCATGATATTACTTCCGCGACTGGTCAAGATGGTACTGTCGGTCACATGGATGCAACTACTATCAACACTGCAATTCAGAAGGCTTGTGGTGACCATAAGAGTAAGTTCTCTCTTGCACTGATGCACTCCGCAGTTGCTACTAATCTTGAGAACCTCAAGATTCTGACCTATCTGCTGTACAATGATGCAAACGGTATGCAGAGAGAGACTGGTATGGGTACTGTAAATGGTAAACTCGTTATCATTGATGATTCTATGCCCGTTATGGAAGACCAGTCTACTGCTACTTTTGCAAAGACTTCTGATACTGCTGTCACTGCTGGTAAGACTTATTACACTCGTACTGGTACTTCCGGCAACTATGTGTATACAGAAGTCATGAATCCTGTTGATTCTGCTATCGGTAGTTACTACGAAAAGACCGGTAATGGTGACCCCATTTATGTCACTTATCTCTTCGGCGATGGCGCTATTGAGTACACCAACTGTGGTGCAAAAGTTCCTGCTGAAATGAGTCGTGACCCCAAGACCAATGGCGGTCAGGATACTCTGTATAATCGTCAGAGAAAGTGCTGGTCCCCTTACGGCATCAGCTTTACCAAGACTAATATGGCTACTCTGTCCCCTACTGATGCAGAGCTGTCTGATGGAGCTAACTGGGAACTTGTTAATACTGGTGGTACTACGAACAAGAAGTATATTAGTCTGAAAGCTATTCCTATTGCTCGTATTCTTTCCAAGGGTTGATTTTTACAAAGGCGGTGACTTCTATGTATCTCACGTATGATGAATATATTCAGATGGGCGGAGTTGACTTAGAAGAAACCGCCTTTGAACAATTAGAATTTGAAGCCCGTAGTCAGATTGACTGGTGGACATTTGGCAGGCTACAGAATGAAACCACATATCCAGAGGCAGTAAAGCGTTGTGTGTTTAAGCTGATAGAATTATTAGATAAACAGCAGAAAGTTCTAATGGTAGACGCAATAGATGAAGATGGTAATGTTGTAGCAGGCTTAATGGCCAGTCAATCTAATGACGGTGTTTCTTCTGAATATAATGTTATTACCGGCAATATGGCTGTGAGAACAATTCAGTCACAGCTTAATTCAACCATAAAAATGTACTTACAAGGCGTAAGAAACTCTTTGGGTCGAAAGGTTCTTTATAGGGGGTTATATCCTGGTGAATAGTTATGGTAGTTGGTGGAATACAACAGTAACAATTTATAACAGATTTGAAGACCCGCAGACACAAGTTGTTAGATGGTTTCGTCATGTTGTGCATAAAGCATTTTGGAAAGATGCTGGTAATAAAGTAACAATAGGCAATGTCGTACTCGAAAGCAATAATATAATCTGCCGAATAAGAAAGAGTGATGAATATTTACCAAAACATCTTTGGGTGGCAATTCCTAATGATGAAATGTCTAAATACTTTACTCTCGGTCAAGGCGATATTATTGTGTATGGTGAAGTTGACGATGATATAGATGAATATACATCTGGTCATCGGTCATCTGATTTAAAGACTAAATATAAGAAATTACAAGGTTGTATGGAAGTACAACAGTGTGCTGACAATACTGGCGGTGGTAGAGGAAACGAGCATTATTATGCTAGTGGTGTATGATGAGTAAAGTAGTATTTAAGGTAAGTGCTAAGAATATTAGACAAGCAGTTAAAGAGCGAGTCGAAGGTCCAATCATAGCACTTACTAAAAATCCTGATATAAGACGATTGATAGCAGAAAAAGCTGTTGATATTGTTACTCCTTATGTACCAAAAAAGACTGGTGCTCTACGTAATAGTGTACACATTACACAGACTGCAAAAGATACAAAAATTATATGGGGTGGTGAAGAAGTTAATTATGCTGAATATCAGTATACAGCAGATGACTGGCTCTGGAATAGAACTACTCCTGGTACTAAATCTTATTGGACAGAAGAGATTGAACCCGGTTCAGATGGATTCAATGAGCTTATTGATTTTGCAACACCACTTATGAAGAAAGAGGTTAGACGTGGCAGTAAATAAACATCAAGCAGTAATTAACTATTTAATTACTTGTCCGACTATTTTAAATAGTCCGCTATACTTCAACTTCATAAATGCAAAAGATAATACTAATCAGTTTTTCACCGAGTCAAATGACCAATATACAAATGTATCGTACATTGACGGCAGTGAAAAAAAATTGTATACTTTCACTATACTAACCTTTAAGTCAGCTACAGACATTGCTGTTGTTAAACTATCTGGTTATGAAAATGAAAACTTATCAGATATGTATGTATTACAAGCTCTAATTGATTGGATTCAAGAGCAGAATGATTTACAAAATTTTCCTGATTTTGGTGAAAACTGTATTGTCGAATCTATAATACCAACTTCAAATGAACCGAAGTTTAAAGGTATAGATGAGCAAGTAACTCCACCATTAGCAGTATATGAAACGTCTATTCAAATAGCTTATATTGACACAAGCAAAAAAATTTGGAGGTGATTCTAAATGGCTGTATCCCCTATCAATCTTACTGAAAATCAACGTGCAGAACGTAAGTTGCTCATAACTGTTGTAGAGTGGTCTGATGGAAGCACACAAGTACGTGAAGTTCTTGGTAGACGTACTGAGGATTCTAGTATTGAATATAACGCTGATACCGAGACTACCACTGATATTCTTGGCATCAACTATACTGATGTTAATAGGACTCAGCCTCAACAAGATTTTGATCCCTATCTTGTTCTCGGCGGTTCTAAATTAGCCGCGAAGCTGAATGATATACGTAGACGCAACGCTCTTCCTGAACTTGCTGATTTTACTGTTTATATCATCACCGCATATGTTGGCACAGCTGGTTCGTATGAAGCCGAAAAGCATGTCGGTTGTACAGTTGTTTATAACAGCTTAGGTGGCGACACTAATGTAAATATGCCTATCTCTATTTACTTTAGTAATGATATTACACTTGGTACTGTTGATAAACTGTCGGATGACTTTGAGTTCACTCCGGCTTGATTTTAAACAAAGGAGAATATTATGGCGAAAAAGACGGCACAAGTAACTGATATAAGTCTTGGATTAAATCAAAAACAACAATTCAGAATTGACGGTGATGATAGTAGAATTATCGAACTTGATGTGTCTGATATTACTGTTATTCATAGGCTTAGAGAAGTTTATCCTAAACTTAATGATTTAGGCATTAAAGGCTTTGATATAGACGATAGTGCTGATGATACTGAAGGTCAGTTAGATAGTATGATTACAGCACTTAACGCTATTGATAAGGAGATGCGTGATATTATTGATTACGTTTTCGACTCTAAAATTTCTGATATTTGCCTTCCTACTGGCGCTATGTACAATATGAGAAATGGTCAATTCATGTTTGAACGTATTCTCGATGTGCTGTTCAGCTTGTATGCAGAAAATATTCAGAGTGAGTTTGGAAAAATGTCGGCTAGAATGAAGGCTCATACCGACAAATATACGGGTAAGTGATATGTATGTAATACCGACTACAGTAAATATAGGCGGTACAGAATATCACATACGAAATGATGGAGACTACAGAATGGTCCTTGATTGTTTCAGCGCATTGCAGGACGCTGAGTTGACCCAACAAGAAAGGCTTTTCTGTAGTCTTATTATTTTCTATGACGATATAAATAGTATTGCCGACATAAATAAATTTGAAGATTTAGAAGAAGCGGTCACAAAAATGTTTGACTTTTTTAATTGCGGTAAGAGTCAGACAGTTGGTAAAAGAATGAATCATAAACTCATAGATTGGGATATGGATTCACAAATGATATGTTCCGCTATAAATAAAGTAGCTAATAAAGAAGTGCGTGCAGAGCCATATATACATTGGTGGACATTTATGGGATATTACTCCGCTGTAGGTGAATCCTTACTGTCTACTGTTATTACTATTAGAGATAAAATGGTTCGTGGTAAAAAACTTGAAAAACACGAAAGAGATTTTAGAAGAGATAATCCAGAATACTTTGTTTGGAATACGAATCGTGTTGAAGATGAAGAAGCAGAAGAACTCTTTAAACAGCTTTGGAATCAGGGAGGAGGTGAATAATTATGGCTCGTGATATAATTTTAGGTGTAGACCTCGAACCTGGTGAAGCTGAAAATACCGCTGAGGATTTACGTAAAGAGATAGAGAATATATTTAATAAATCTTACGGTAATGAAACATCACGCAGTTTTCAGCAACTACAAACACGTATGGCTAATTTGCATGATAGGTCATTAGAGACAGCTAAGGCATTAGCTGATACAGCGCAATATATACCAACAGAACGATTTGCTGAATTATCCAAACAAATTGAATCAACTGTCACAAGTAGAAACACATTACGAAAAGATTTAACGGACGCTAAAGAGCGTTTAGACACACTTGGTAAGGCTGTTATACCAACAGAAGAATATACAAAACTTGACAAAGCATTAGGAGAATTAAAAAATAAATACGGCGATATAGAACGCAATAATGCAAGATTCGTAGAGCAAATGGATGAAGCTAATCAGAGTATTGTTTGGACTACAGAGCATTTAGAAGAGTTATCTGCTAGTTTGGGCAAATTATCTGGTGATGAACTGACAGCGGCACGAGAAGCGATTGCTAAGGATGAGATGTGGATAAAAACACGTCAAACGCAAATAAAAGACTTAACGACAGACTATAATAATAATACTGCGGCATTAAGTAAATTATATCCTGAAATTGTTAAAACTGAACAAGCTATAAAGGATTTAGAGGCATCTGGACGTGCATATAAGGACGCAAAACTTGATTCTTCATATACGGAGCAACAACAAAGGGTAAATGAACTTACTAAAGAATATGATGAAGAAAAGAATAAACTTGCTGAATTAAGAACTGAGGAGGCGGGTCTACTTAGTCAAGATAAGGCTTATAAATTAAATCCTGAATATGAACGTAAAGAGAAAACTCTTGGTCGTATAAATAATCAGATGTCCAATGCTATTAGACAATCTGATGAAATGAACAAAGATGTTCCTGAAATTGGCGGTTGGCAGATGCTTTTAGACGTTATTAATCAGGGACCTAAAGCAATTACTAAAGTCGCAGATACCGCTGTTGCAACTCTTCCTCCTGTTGTTCAAGCTGTTTATGCTGTAGTAAAAAGCACTCTTGGTGCATTACTAAGTTGGGTTGTTAATGAATTTAAATCTTCTTTCAATCTTGTAAGGAACACAATTCAAAAAGGTGCTGTAAAAGCTGTTCAGTTATTAGGAACAGCGGCTAAATCATCTTTATCTGGTGTAAAGAAACTTGTAAATTTAGTTGGTCAATTAGCTAGTAGTTATGTTGGCAATAAGATAAAGGGAATCGCTGACTCTATAAGTAATATAGGAAAGAGCGCAAAAAGTTCTACTCCTAATTTGAAACAGATTGGTAGAATGTTTCTCCAATATGGTATTGGCGCTAGGTCTTTATACAGACTTATAAATAAATTAAGAACAGCTTTGTTTGAAGGTTTTGCTGATTTAGCTTTAGCATATCAACCTTTTAATGAGGCTATGTCCAGTATTGTTACTGCCTTAGATTATCTCAAAAATTCTTTTGCCGCCGCTTTTGCGCCTATAATTGAATTTGTTGCTCCTGCTGTTTCTCTTTTTGTCAATAAGATGGCAGATGCAGTTCAAATGGTAGGTCAGTTTATTGCGGCTCTTACTGGCAAAGAGTTTGTAATGGCTCTGCCTGTATATAAAGATTATGCTGAAAGCACTAAAGAGGGTGCGGCGGCTACCAGAGAGCAAGCTAAAGCCGAAAAGCAAGCCAAGAAGATGGCAGAAGATGAAGCTAAAGCACAAAAGAAACGTGAGAAGGCTTTAAAAGATGTTCAACGTACTATAGCAGGTTTTGATGATGTAGAGATACTAAAAGAGCCTACTGCTACTACACAAGAGAATCTTACAGCCAGCATAGACCCCGATAATTATAATTTTGATACACCAACTCTTGAAAGGGCTATGAAAATATTTAAAGTTGGTGGTCCTCTTCAAGATGGCATAAAACAGTTTGCTGATTTAATAAAGAAAGCATGGCTTACAGCAGATGCTTATGATTTAGGACAAAAAGTTAGCAAACAACTTGGAGATTTATTAAGAGCATTTAACAAGAGTATTCCACAAATACAGGAGTTTACTACAAAAGTAGCGAGGGTAATTGCCTCTTTCTTAGCCGGCTTTTTAAGTATTGGCGATACATTTAAAGTGCTTGGACAAGCAATTGCGAATGTAATAAATACAATATTTAAGACGGTAGAAGCATTTCTAACTACGTTCATGAATTATGATGGCTTTAAGAATTTAGGTAAAGCTATTTATTATACTATCGTAAACGCTCTTGCAAATATAAATTGGGAAACTATATACAATGTATTCAGAATGATGGGACAGGGCATAGCACAAGTTCTTAATGAAACTATAGCAAAACCTGATTTTTGGATTTTAATATTTAGAACATTAACTAATGCTCTTAGAACCATTTTAATTCGCATAATAGCGTTTTCACGAGAGTTACATTGGGGAGAGATTGGTAGTGCTATTGCCGCAGGTATTAATGAAGGTATTCGTAATTTCCCTGTACAAGAGGCTATAAATGCAATTACATCATTCTTTGGCGGTTTATGGCATTTATTTGTAAGATTAGTAATAGAAACGCAATGGGGAGAACTTGGTATAACTATAGCAAATACTATTGTGGGCGTATTTAGTAAAATTGACCCTTATGATTTTGCTATTGGGTTGCTTGCATTTTTGGACGGTCTATTAACAGCTTTTAAGACACTTATAGATGGTATACCTTGGGCAGATGTAGGAACTGGTATTGCTACCTTTATTATTACAACAGTGGAGCATTTCCCTGTTCAAGATATGGTTAATGCTATTAGTGCGTTCTTATCAGCATTGTGGACAGCGTTTATCAATTTTGTTAATCGTATGAAAGGACATTGGGATGAAATTGGTAGAACTGTAGCACTATTAATCATAGGTTTGTTTGAAAACTTTGACCCTGTTGAATTTGCAAATGGTGTTATTGCGTTTTTAGATGGTCTATGGGATGCATTTATGGGGTTTGTTGAAACTCCAGGTTGGGATAAAGTTGTAGATAAAATAGCATCTACTATTGTTACCTTCGCTAAAAACTTTAAATGGAAAGAAAAACTGCCTGGATTATTAAAGTTTTTGAATAATGCTATAGACGGTCTTACAGAAATATTAGACCAATTAGATATACCTAAATTCTTGGATGAATTATATGAGGAGTTACGAAACTCAAAAGAATTTCAAGAATTATGCGAAAAAGTAGTTGATTTAGTGATATATTTTACTAAGTTAAAGATAAAGGCAAAAATACTTGGCTTTAGACTTATTGGTGACTCTATTATGGGCTTTATCACCGGTGGGCAGATAGATAGTGTTTCTGATTTTGCTCGACAGGCCGCAGATTCACAATATGATGCTACAAATGGTGCTATCGGAAAACATGATAGTGATTATGAGTCTATTGGTGCTGGTACAGGTGATGCTATCAATAGAGGACTTAATAGTGCGACCGGTGATATAAATACAACTGCGGATAATATAAATACTGATATACAAAGTGCGCTTAATAATCAAGACCAAATGACATTAATCGGAACTAATAATATGACAGCACACAATAGAGGATTAATGGGGGTTAGGTCTGATATTCAAGGCTCTGTTCGTACAATATCGCAAGATGAACTCGATGCATTTGATGGCAATGATTTTGAATCTATTGGTCGCAGTCAAATGTCAGATTTAAAATCTGGTATAGATAATGCAGGTAATGATATTAGTAGTTCCGCATCTACTATAAAGAGTAGCATAGAAAGTCCGTTTGCTAATTTTGACGGCATTACTCTTGGTAAAAATATGTTAGCTGGTATTTGGCAAGGCATTCAAGATAACTGGAACTGGCTGTATAATACAGTTTGGGATTTAGCTGATGACTTATTAGATGCCGCTAAAAATGCTTTAGGAATTGCATCTCCTTCTAAAGTATTTAGAGATAAGATAGGTGAAATGATTCCCGCAGGTATTGGTGTTGGTATTGAGGCTAATACTGATTCTGCTATTAGTTCTGTTGATAGCTTATCTAATAAGTTAGTCGATACAGCTAAAAATATGAAACTTCCTCCGATTGCTATGGGAGAAGTTATTCCTTATAACTCCAACGTACAAAACGATGGAGCAGTAACTTTAAAATCAGTTCTGGATGTGTTACAATCTTTAGAAACAAATGCGGTAAGACGTGATGAATTAGAGGAAATCCTTATTAGAGTATTTAGAGAATACATGAATATTGATTTCTATATGGGTGATGAAAAACTCGCACGTCATGTCAAACGTGGTAATTCTATACTCGATAGACGATACAATGCAGTTTCTACATGAGGTAAATTATGATTGCACGTAAGCCCTTTAAAATTGACGGTGTTGCAATCCCTACACCGTCAGAATATACATTCAATGTAGAGGACTTATCTTCCCAGAACACAGGTCGTACCCTTGACGGCGTGATGCATAAAGACGTTGTTGCCGTCAAGGATACTTACGACTGTACTTGGAAGAGATTGTCTTGGCAAGATGCGGCAGATTTATTAAATGCCATAAACGCAAAAGAACAATTCTCTTTTACGCACGCCGACCCTCGTGTGCCTGGACGATTTATTACCGGCATATATTATGTTGGCAAAAGAAGTTCTGTAGCATTGAATCTAAATAATAATTCAAATACATGGCATGATATTAAGATGACTTTTATTCAAGTGTAAGGAGAGTAATGAGAAACGTATCTACAGCATACAAAAATATGTTATATAGAAATCAGAGAAAGTACGTTACCACTCTTAAAATCGTACTCTCTGATGGCACACAACTCACAGTCACAAACAATAATATTATGGATGGTGGGGTAGAAATAGACGATGCTATAGGAGATGACGGTTCATTTTCCGCTCTTGGCTCAACTATCATAAACGGCTGTGAAGTTGTACTTTATAACAACAATGAAATGTACTCCGACTATGTATTCAAAAATGCAAAAGTTACAATAAAAGTGAATCTTGTCGGGGCTGATAGTTCAGATGAAATACAGTTCGGTGTATTTACAGTAGATGAAGCCACTTATGGTGAAGCAACAGTCACATTATCTTTATTAGATAATATGTGCCAATTCGACAGGCCGTATAAATCTTATAGTATATATAATTCAAATACCACACTTAGAGACATAGTGTATGATGCATGTTCTAAATGCGGCGTTTTATATGACCCGTCTATGTCGAGTTTCCCTAATCATGACTTCGTTGTTCCCAATGCACCGAAAGATGACTGCACTTACAGAGAAGTTATAGGTTGGTGCGCTACATTGGCTGGTTGTTTTGCGAAGATGACTAGTGAAGGTAAATTAATATTTGACTGGTTTAATGTAGATGCGTTTGATAGTGATACTGGCATAGATGGTGGCGTATTTGACTCTGCTTCTCCATATGCTACAGGAGACGCACTAAACGGCGGTTCATTTAATCCTTGGAATGATACAACAAATGCTGATGGTGGTTTATTTACAGATAGAAGTGGAATACACCACATAACATCATTAAGCACACAGAATATTGGTGTTGACGATGTTGTTATTACAGGTATTCATATTACATATGAAAAAGAGGATGATAATAAGAATGAAAGTGTTACCCAATCAGTCGGTACAGATGATTATGTAATAGAAATAAAGGATAACCCCTTTGTCAATGAGGATAATTATAATGATGTTCTCACATTCTTAACTCCCATTCTTATAGGATTACAATTTAGAGCTTGTAATGTTACACATCCTAATGACCCCACTATTGAAGCTGGTGATGTTGGATATATATGGGATAATAAAGGTATTCAGCATAGAATATTAATCACTCGTGTTACATTTTCTCCTACAGCTTTACAGACTGTTGTTTGTGGTGCTGAATCTCCTGAGAAGAATAGTTCCACAAGGTTATCTACAGCTACCAAAGCACTTGTAAAATCTCGTAGACAACTGAATGATGAAAAGAGTATTAGAGAGCAGTTAGAGGAAGATTTTAATAGAGTCATAGCAAATAGTAAAGGTTTATACTTTGATAAAGATACAACTGGCAGTGCCCTTATTATTTATGGTCATGATAAGCCTTTACTTGCTGAGTCTAAAGTTGTCTTAAAGATTTCCACTGCTGGCATAAGTATGACAGGAGATTATAAAGGCACAGATGCAGATACATCTGCCGCAAACGCTTGGTATGGTTTTGATTTCAATGGCACTTGGCTCGCTAATATAATATCTACTGTAAATCTGTTTTTTGATTATGCACATGGTGGAACACTAGAACTTGGTGGTAATGGTAATGGTAATGGTATTCTAAAAGTATATGATGCTAATACTAACGCTATAATACAAATAGATAAAGATGGAGTACACGCATATAATAGTTCTAATAAGGAAGTAACAACTGTAAATAAAGACGGCCTTACAATGACTGCTGGTGCTATTAAAGCAACAACCTCAAATACTGCGCAATACGCATCATATGATTACAGATTTGGTTATATCAACTGGTCGGATTACCCAGGCTTTACAGCGATTCATTATGATAGCGACGGTGACCCACAAACATCTTATGCGATTTTTCCAGTTTCAAATAGAGTGCACGAACAGGCTTATGGAAGATACTGGCAAAAGGATATATTGTTAAAAAGTAATGACGCAAAAGGATATGGTACAGACGCACTTTTGCGAAAAATTGTTATAGACCGTGAGGGCTTTAAATTTGGTGATTATGAATTTGGCGCCACGTCGCCTCGTATATATGTTACAAGTTACGATATGTATTTAAACGGTTCTAATATAGGACCAAAAATTTTTATAGATAGCACAATAACTATAAAATGTGGTAGTTATTATGATGACACAGTTAAACTTTATATAAGTAGCGCAGGTGGTTATATAAATGGTAATGCAGTAGCTTTTCAATCCTCATCGTCACGTAGATATAAGCATGATATAAAACCTATAGAAGATAAACAATTAGACCCGCACAGATTGTTACAGCTTAAAATTGTGCAGTTTGTTTACAACGAAGACCATATATTACAATATAAAGACACAGCTAACCAGACAATTCCCGGTATTATAGCAGAAGATGTTGCTGAAATCTATCCATCTGCTGTTATCCATAATGAAGATGGACAAATAGAGTCCTGGGATGAGCGTAGACTTATTCCCGGAATGTTGGCGCTTATTCAAGAACAACATACTAAGATAGTAATACAGCAAAAGGAAATAGATGACCTTAAACAGAGACTTGAAAGATTGGAAAAGTTACTGTTATAATGATAATGTAAATGGAGGTTTTTATGGCTATACAGATTAGACGAGGGCCGTACTCGTCTTTTGATCCATCAAAATTAAAACCTGGCGAATGGGCTGTTGTAACATCTGGTGACCCACAATCCTCAGATGGTACAGGCTTATATATCTGCACTACTTCAAATAATGTTAAGAGACTAGCTTCGGTAACAGAACTATCTGATTTAATTGTCAGTGAAATAGGTGATACGCTTAATACCAAAGTTGATAAAATTTCTGGTAAAGGACTATCAACAAACGACTTTACAACTACTGAGAAAACTAAACTTGCTGGAATTGCATCTGAAGCAACAAAGGTATTAATTGATACAGCATTAACAACAAGTGGTAAAGCGGCAGATGCAAAAGCTGTAGGGGATAGATTCGATACAAAAGTTGATAAAGTAACAGGTAAAGGTTTATCAACTAATGATTATACTACTGCTGAAAAAACAAAACTTACTGGATTACCTTCAGATATATCTGTTTCTGGTGAAACATTAATAATTAACTAAGCAAGAGGTTTAACATGGCAACTAATATATTACAAGTTAAATTTTCTACTGCTAGAAGTGTTATATCTTCTCCTTTATATCAATATGATTATGGTCAGATAATTCATATTATCGGTCTTAATTTGCCCGAAAATTTTGAAGCACATTTTTCTAATTCACAAAATTCTGGTGATGCAGAAACTTATCTTGGCACAGAAAATTTTGTTACTATACCGGATAAATATTTAGAAACAGGAGAAACTATTTATTGTTTTATATATCTGCATAACGACACTACAGACGGTGAGACAGAATATAAGATAAAGATACCTGTTTATAAACGACCTAGAAGAACAACTGCTGAACCTACACCAGAACAAGTAGATTTAATAACACAAGTTATATCACAACTTGGTAGGGATGCTACAAGAGCAGAGACAGCGGCACAAACAGCGATAGACCATGCTTATACAATATCAGTAGAAAATTCTACGTTAATAATAGGAGGCAATTAATAATGCCGAGGATTACAAAAGTTAATTATAAAGGTACAGAATATGATGTTGGTGCTATTGATGCGACACTGACGCAGAACGGGCAGGCCGCGGACGCGAAAAAGACCGGGGATGAAATAACTAGCTTAAAAGAAGATTTAGTGCAGATAACCGGTGTTGAATATCTTAGCCTACAGAACACGCAAAAATACATTGCCACCAATGGGACGACAGCTGATATAACAGCACTTGTTTCCGACTCTGGTATAGATTGCGGCGTTTATGATTGTACAGATGGTGACAAATTCACATTGACAGGACATGGGGCGGTCGCCGCTCGTTTGTGGGCGTTTGTGAAAAGCACAGGGGAAATTATTTCAAAGTCAAACGCCAGTGTTGCCGTGACCGGGCTTATTCTTACTGCACCTACCGAATCTGCCTATTTGATTATCAACGCAAGGAGAAGAGAGCCGTTTGAGTTTTGTAAGGGTATGCTTATTCCCACGCATTTCGCGTCTGTTGAACAGTCAATAGGTAGTTTACAGAACACAGTAAGTTATCAAAATTCTGTTGTGCTTTATGACGATGCAAACAGTGCAGTCATTAAAAACTTTACGGATGATTCGCTTTATGTAGCAATGCAAGCGGCAAGAAGCGCGGTTCCTACATCTCTGCGGCGGCAAGGGTTGATAATTACCTATAAAGCGAACGGGAACACTATAACAGAGCGATTCATCGGTACGAATGTAGCATTATGGTACTCGGATAATCTGTGGAGTGATTTGAAATCCAAGGGGATATATACAAACCCTGTCCTGTATGCCGTTGAGAATTATATCCACAGTGTCATTTGTGATAAAAGTTTAAATCTTGAAATGACGTTTTTGTGGAACAATACGAGTCGTAAGCTGACAGTGTATGTCGGTCATAAAGTCAACGGCGCAAACATCTGGATCGGTAAAATCGTTGATTTTGTCCCGGCAGATTATGCAACGAATGATATAACAGACGTTATCTGTACAAAATACCATGACGATGATCCCGTAATTACCGTGAGGATATACACAAAGCGTCTTGCAGAGTCGACATTTAGTGGCGCGTTTTCTGTCGGTTCGTCATCTGTGCCGAAACCGATTGACAGCATATATGTTCCTCAGAAAGAAGTACCAGCATTTGACACTATTAAAGAAGGGGCAGAAAGCGAAAAAGTCGGCCTTTTCACAGTTGGTGAAACCGCTGTTATTGGTATTGGTAAAGTTACAACAATGACGGCCCGAAATATCGAAAACGCTTATCGTCCTATTGTTCCGAAAAAACTGTTCCCAATGATTAAAAAATCCCAGTTAGTGAGGAAATACGCGGCTGACAACGTTCCTCTTTATATATGTTCTCAGTCAGATAAGCATATTTTCTGGACAATATGCCCCACAGATACCAAACACATTGATTTTGCAGACCGCGACCAGTATGCGGCAGATTATTTTTATTATTCGGACAAGTCCAACCCGGATAATATGATTAAAGTCAATTTGCCTCACATTATGCCAGGGTCATATTCAAGTTCACGTGTTGGGAGAAAAAAATTTGTTTTTGAAATGTCCAACGGAAATATCCTGCTTGAAGTCGAAAACGGGGAAGGATATACCTCATGGGGCATGAGAAATAACCTGTATGTTGTCAGTGGCGTTTTTGATGCACCTACAAACAGCGAAATCACAATACCGTCAGACCAGTGTACGCTTTCCCTTGGTTTCAAAGTCGGAAATTCGCGCATATCTGCATTTGACCAAATTGTTGAAGCAAAAGCCGGAACAATCATAGTCGCACCATACGGAGCAGGCAAAACGGCTCGTGTATATGTTACGCATGACTATGGCGCGAATTGGGAACTGATTTTCTGCGGGGACACAGAAAATACTTCTGAGCCAATCTTAGTAAAACAGTCACAGACAGGCGAAAGTTACGGAGCATGGCCCACGCCAGACACAATCCATGCGGACACGCCGCTTGATTGGGCCGGAACATATAACGGAAATATTCATATACATGGAATTGCATATGACCGTTACCTTGAAAGAATATGGATTGCCACCGGTGACGGATACGGGCATACAGACGGAGTGACTGGAATCTGGTGGACGGATGATTTTGGACAGAACTGGTACAGAATATCCAGAGCGCAGATGTCAACGCAGATAATGGGAATTATTCCAATGGATAATTGCGTTCTTTTCTCCACGGACGGCCCTGGAGACGGTTTCTGGAGATGGAATAGGGGGACAGCTGTCAAAATCGAAGAGTGCTACAATTACCTCGGAACACATACCGAACTCAAAGTAGAGGCCGGGCGCGCTTGGAAAACAAAAGACGGTTTTTGGTTGCAGACATTCGCGCCAGACAATCCGACGGAAGGTGACTGGATGAACCGGGGTGGTCTTGTGGTAACGTATAACGGTTTCTATTTTGAAAAAGTATATGAAGATGAATTTGCAGAAATTGGAACGATAACGAGCGACATGACCACCGACGAAAAACAGGCAATCTACCAGAGAGCCTTCGAAACAGCAGAAATCGGATGGTCGTGCAATCCAGTTGATTGTGGAGATAAAATCCTACTTTCCGCACAGAACGGTGGATATATTAAACTCGATTTAAAAGCATAAGAACAAAATTTTAACTAGTTTTGGAGAAGAACAATGACACTCAGATACTGTTTTGAAACCTCCCATGTCCGCCAGACCATCAACCGCTCCAAACCCCATGACCTCGCCGTCATCGACTCGGATGAAATCCCGAAATCCGTCATACAGTCAGCCGTGGCGTATTTATTTACGACTATTTAAACTTAATAAGGAGCACTTACAATGAATAATATTCCTTGGATTATATCAGCTTTATCTTTACTTTTCGCCGTTTATTCTTTTTCACGCAATAATGCAAAACAAGACACTACGGAATTAACTACTGTCATTGTTAAGCTAGAAAATATAGGCACAGGTATTAATGATATTAAGACTGAAATTTCAGCTTTAAAGAATGACCAGAAAGAGGACCATGACAGACTTATTAAAGTTGAACAATCACTGTCTACAGCTTGGAAAAGAATAGATGAGATAAAGGCTCATGCAGGTTTATGATTTTACAGTTCCAGAATTGAATAAATTCAGAGAATTGTGTAATTTCTCGAATGACGAATTGGAATATTTTAATCTACGTGCGAAACATAAATCAAATGTTGAAATAGCATTGACTATGAATGTTTCAGAAGGTCAGGTTTCAAAACTAGCTAGAAGAGTAAAAGATAAAATAATACGTGTAACTCCATATCTGTAAATACTGTAAAAATTCTGTAGAGACATCGTACAAGTTACGGTGTCTCTTTTTTGTTACACTTTTTTAAAAGTGAGGTGTAACTATGAGAGATATTTCTTCTGAACTTCATTGGATTATGTTAGAACACCATTGTTCTCCAATGAAGGCTCTTCAAATCTTATCTTCTGAGGTATCACAAAATGGCATACGTACCGTACAATCCAAATCCAACGAGAAAACTAGTGGGAGACTGCGTAATTCGTGCAATCTCAAAAACGATGAACAAAGATTGGGAGTACGTCTATCTTAGTATCGTTGCTCTTGGATTTTCCATGCATGATATGCCATCTTCTAATGATGTTTGGGGTAATTACTTAATCAATCATGGATTTAAACGCTACATTATATCCGACACTTGCCCTGATTGTTATACAGTACGTCAATTCTGTCTTGATAATCCCGGTCTTACAGGAATATTAGCCACTGGTACTCATGTAATAGCTGTAGAAGGCGGCAATTACTATGACACATGGGATAGTGGTGATGAAGTGCCTATTTATTATTGGCGAAAGGAGACTTAAATGGCTTACAATAATGGTTTTCCTATTGGTTATCAACAAATGTATCCAACATACAACTACGTCCCTCAACAACAGTTGACTCAACCAGTTGTACAACAAGTGACTCAACCAGTCAATGACACAGGAATACTTTGGGTTCAGGGTGAAGCAGGTGCAAAGTCTTGGGCAGTTGCTCCCGGTAAGAGTGTCATGCTGATGGATAGTGAGTCGAACACATTCTATATTAAATCTTCTGACCAGAGCGGTATGCCGATGCCGTTACGAATCTTTGATTATACAGAGCGTACTCAGCAATCGACTCAACCAGTCAATACTATTCAACATGAACCGCAAATAGATACTTCTCAATTTATTACAAGAGAAGAATTAGATAAACGGCTTAGTGAGTTTGTACAAAGAAGTGAGGTAGAGTAATGAGCAGTCAATTATTTAATGTATTAGGCGGACAGAATCAAATGAATCCATTGACTAATTTAGTCAATCAACTTAATCAATTCAGACAATCTTTTTCTGGTGACCCTAAACAACAAGTACAACAACTTCTTAATTCCGGTCGTATGTCTCAGAATCAATATAATCAGCTTTCACAAATGGCAACACAAATACAGAACATGTTAACCAAAAATTAAAAACGATTTTTTCTGTTTTTAATTTTAACACGACTGCTTAAATCAAAAAACGAGTTAAATCAATTTTAAGATACAAACCATGCGCAGGGTTTCAGTATAAATATTTTATATGAAAGGAGTTAAAGTTATGTCTTTAACAGAAGGAAACGGAGGTAATGATATGGTTATGCCCGTTGCGCCTATGTATGGCGGTGGCGGCTCTGGCTTCGGAGGCTGGGGCGGAGACAATGGTTGGTGGATTATACTGCTGTTTCTGTTTGCTCTCGGCGGTTGGGGCAATGGTTTCGGTGGTGGCTACGGCGGTGGAGGTGCTATGCCTTACATCATGAGCAATACTACCAATGCAGATGTTCAACGTGGATTTGACCAGCAATCTGTAATGTCTGGGATTTCCGGCATACAGAGCGGAATATCTGGTATTTCTACTCAACTTTGCAATGGATTTGCAGATACCCAACAGTCCCTCTGCAATGGTTTCGCAGGAGTTAATGCAACAATTAATTCTGGATTCGCTAATGCTGAGACTGCGGCAACCGCTCGCCAGATGGCTAATATGAATCAGGCTTTCGGTGCCCAGACAGCTATGATGCAAGGCTTCAATTCGCTGGGTTCACAGTTTGCTGATTGTTGCTGTGAGAACAGGCTTGGTCTTGCTGACCTCAAGTATACTGTCGCTACTGAAAACTGTGCGGACCGCACTCAGTCCATGCAGAATACAAGAGACATTATCGAGTCTCAGAATCGTGGCACTCAGGCTATTCTTGATAAGCTGTGCGCACTTGAACTTGATGGCGTTAAAGGTCAGCTTGAGGCGGCTCAGCGTGAAAATGTTGGTCTCCAGAATCAGCTCAACATGGCGGCGCTTCGTGAGTCTCAGACTGCACAAAACGCATTTATCTCTCAGGGCTTTGCTAATGAAGTAGATGCTCTGTACAACAGACTTTCCAGTTGTCCAGTGCCCAGTACCCCGGTTTATGGTAGGACTCCTATCTTTACTTGCAACGGTAACAGTGGTTGCGGATGCGGCTGTGGTGGTACTGGCTTAGTGTAATGGAGGTATGACATGGCAGAATATTTAACCAGAGATGCAGTCGAGAGCGTTCCGCTTAACACTGCAATCCCGTTTGTGGATTCTATTCCTTGTAATCGTGGATATGTTTTTCATCAAAGCGGTACAGGAATTTTTGTTCTGCGTGGCATCGTCAATAATCCTACAGCTTGTTTCGCTCGTTATAATGTTGAATTTACCGGAAATATTTCTATACCCGAAGGTGGTGCAATCTCTCCCATAGCTACTGCTATCGTAGTATCCGGTGAAAGTCGTATCGGTAGCAGGAGTATTTTTACTCCTGCCGCCGTTGACGAATACGGTAATGTAACAAGTCGTGCGACTATTGATGTTCCTCGTGGATGCTGTTTTACAGTCTCAGTAGAATATGTAAATGGCACAGTTGATGACCCCGCAACAACACCAACTCCACTGATTAATGCGGTTGATGGTAGTCTCAGTATCAATAGAGTAGCGTAAGAAAGGAGGTATGTTGCAGTGGAATTAAATAAACATTATGAAGCACTTAAAGAAATTCTTGACGACCAGATTAAAAAGATTGTCAAGAAAGGTGACATAACTCCTCAAGAACTGGACAGCTTATATAAAGCATCTGCCATTGTACTTGATTTGGAAACTGAAAAAGCTATGAAGCAGGCTGAGAAACAGCAGGGGCAACAGTCTGGCGGTAGTTATGATTACTCTCGTGGTAATTATAATAGAGGTCAGTCTAATCATTATCCTTGGTTCATGTATCAGAATGATGAACAGTCTAATAACATGAGTAATCATGGTAATTCCTATGCACCCGTCTGGAATCAGGGAATGGAAAATAACTCTATGCATGAGTTACAGTCTAATGACAGTAACAACAGAAATAGCAACAATTCTTATGCCAATACTTATGATGCGGCATATGATGGTGCATATGACGGCAGTTATGATGGTTCTTACGATGGTAACTATGATGCATCTAATACCTACTCAAATCGTAGAGGCAGAGATGCAAGAGGTCGCTACACAAGTCGTGACAATAGAGGATACAGTCGTGCAATGGACAAACAGCGCATGATTGGTAAACTCGAAGATATGATGGATGACGCTCCGTCTGAGAAAGAACGTAGGGCTTTACAGCAATGCGTAACTAAACTGGAACAGCAGTAATATTTACGGGAGTATATCATGAAACTTGCTGATGTGAATGAAACAATTAATGAACTACAGAACAGCGATTTTTCGCTCTCTAACGTGCGCAATTTGTCAGCACTACTAAATGTACGTGAACATTTGCAGAACGTCACACAGAGCAAGCCAGACAGCTTGGAACAAGAGTTAAATGATATACTCCCTCAATATAAAAACTACTGTGAAATAAAACGACAATATCAATTAGGTAAGGTCACAGATGATTCAGTTGTGTCTGCTATGCGACAGGTCTGTAAAGAAGTGAAAGAGTTTCTTCTTATACTATATCAGAATACAGACACAAAAATCGAGCGCAACATGATAAAGCGCATGTTGGAAGAGACAGAAGAGGCATTATAAAATGTCTCTTCTTTTTTTGAAAAAGTGCTTGCATTTATCGCAAACGTGTGATACAATGTTTTACAGATAAGAAAAACAGCAAGTCAGAAATGACAGAAAGGCAAAAAATGAAGAACTTAGAGGTTTTAGTAGCTGATTGTAAAGATATTCTTGATGATTTGGGAATCTCTTATGGGCCGATTGAATCTGTTAAGGTAAACAACAGACTCACGGCTTGTTGGGGAAGATGCAGATACAGTAAGAGAACTGGTAAGTACAGCATTGATTTCTCAAAAGATATTATGCAGGATAATATGGAGTATGAAGCAACAATGAATACCATCATTCATGAGTTTCTTCATGCAGACCCGAATCGCATGTGTCACACAGGTGAGTGGAAGAGACTTGCAAATCTTGTGAATCGTGAGTTTCCGCAGTTTCACATTTCTCGTTGCACAAGTGCAGAGGAAAAGGGTGTTGCAGAACGGGTTAAGACATATAGATATGAAGTTGTCTGTCCTGTCTGTGGTCATTCTTGGAAATATCAGAGAGCTGGCAGAGTTGTCAAAGCAATGAAGAGAAACCCGAACAGTTGCACATGTGCGTGTGGTAACAAGAGACTGATTCTGAATGAGAGGTGAAGTATGAAAATTATGAGAATTTTAGTAGATGAGATGCCTAATTATAAAGATGAGTGTCCGTTCTTTGTGGACCGTTGTTATGTTCATGGTGCTACAACTATAAAGAACTACTGTAAGTTTACAAAAGAGGTTTGTGATTTAAGTTCAAAGACTGGTTGTAGAACAACTTGTAGCGGCTTATTAGAAGGAGCAGAAAGAGGGGTATATTACATATGATTAACGTAAAAGTGGCAAAGAGTAAGAAATGTTATGATAACACCTGTGCTTTTTCTGTATACATTACATTTGATTATGACCAGATGATTGTGAATACAGTCAAAGCACTTCCACAGAGATTTTACAATGCTGATAAGAAAGAATGGGAAGCCCCACTTACTTCTCTTCCCACTATTCTTTCTAAACTCCCGCAGTTTGACTTTGATATTACTGGTCAGTATGTCGAACTCGATGCGCCGAAGAAAGAAGCTAAAGTTCCAGTTAACTTCAAATTTAAGACAACACCGTTTCAGCATCAGATTGATGGCTTCAACTATGGTTTACAGAGCAATAGTTGGCTTCTCGGTGACGAGCAGGGTCTTGGCAAAACAAAGCAGGTTATTGATATTGCAGTCGCAAAGAAACTTGCTCTTGGCTATAAGCATTGTCTCATTATCTGCGGTGTCAACGGTCTGAAATGGAACTGGGTTAATGAAGTACATACTCATTCTAATGAAGAAGCATATATTCTCGGACAGCGCAGAAGAGCTAATAAGATTTACATTGGCAGTAGCACTGACAAGCTGAATGATGTACGTGACTTATTTAGCGCAAATGAGAAAGCTCCGTATTTTCTTATTACGAATGTGGAGACTCTTAGAAATGAAGAGATTCAGAAAGAACTTGCAAAAGCATGTAAGTTTGGCATCATTAACATGGTCGCTATTGATGAGATACACAAGTGCAAGAATCCGGCAAGTCAGCAGGGTAAGGGCATCTTAAAGATTCAGCCAGAGTGCAAGATTGCTATGACCGGTACTCCACTGATGAATAATCCATTTGACTTGTTCATCATTCTCAAATGGCTCGGCTACGAAGGTCATTCTTTCTCTGCATTTAAACATCATTATGCAGTTTATGGTGGCTATGGTGGATATGAAGTTGTCGGCTATCGTTATCTTGAAGATTTACAGAAACAGCTTGATTCTATCATGCTCCGCAGACTGAAAAAAGATGTTCTTGACCTGCCAGAAAAGACTCACATCAATGAGTATGTTGAAATGACCCCAAAGCAGGCACAGATTTACAAAGAAGTTACTGCTGATATTAAAGCGAATATCGACCAGATTAAGATGCAGAATAATCCTCTTGCGGAACTTATCCGAATGAGACAGGCTACTGGATATACTGGTATTCTTTCTTCTACAGTTAAGGAGAGTGCTAAACTTGACAGAATGGAAGAACTTGTAGAAGAAGCAGTAGAGAACGGTAAGAAAGTTGTTATCTTTTCTAACTGGACACAAATGACCGATGTGATTAAAACAAGACTTGCTAAAAAGTATAAAGGTGTTGTTATTACTGGTCAGACAAATGATGCTGAAAGACAAGTTAATGTAAATCACTTCCAGAATAATGACGATTGCAAATACATCATTGGAACCATTGGTGCTATGGGTACAGGACTTACTCTTACAGCAGGAACAGTTGAAATCTTTATGGATGAACCGTGGAATCGTGCAAATAAGGAACAGGCAGAGGACCGCTGTCACAGGGTCGGTACAAAAGAGAACGTGACTATCTATACTCTTATCTGTAAGGATACGATTGATGAAAGAATCAATGAACTTGTTGAACGCAAGGGCAAAATGGCAGATGCTCTTGTAGACGGTAAGATTAACATTGATAAAGGTGCAATGCTTGACTTCCTGTTAAGCTAACGTGTTGACATATGTTTTATTCATGTGCTATAATGTATTTATAGCAGAATCGGAGGTGGTGAAGTGAGGTGAAGAAATGACTAAAAAGCAAGGACTATTAAAGTTAGAAGAAGTAGCTATTCTCGTGGGTGTCTCGTTTAAAACTATCAATACTTGGTATGCTTTTAAACGAGCAAACCCTGAGAATGAATATGCAAAGCTATTACCAGAATATATACAAGTCGGCAAACGTGGGACAAGATATTGGAAGAAAGAAGATATTTGGAAATTCTTTCAATTCCGACAATCTATTCCTCAAGGTCGTAATGGTGTAATGGGTTGCATAACACAAAAGTATTATAAAAAGGAGAATGTAAAGGATGCAGAAAACGGAGAATCTGATGAAACTTGATGAACTTGTACAGCAGTATGCAGGAACAAAACAGCAAGCAGATACTTATAAAAAGTTGGCTGATGCTGAAAATGCTCAAATCAAGGCTATCATGACAGACTTAGCACTACAGCACTACGAGGCAGGCAGTTACAAAGTAACATGTTCTGTACAAGACAAATCCACCATGAATGAAGGGAGTATGCTTGCACTTGCCCATGAATTTGATGTACTGAGCGGTTGCATCAAAACCAAAGAATACTTTGACTTTGATGTGCTTGAAAAACTCATTTATGATGGAGAAGTTCCGGAGTCTATTCTTGAACGTATTGCCGAAGCAAAAGAAGAAAAGTTTGTTACCGTTCTTCGGCTTACTAAAGTTAAGGAGAAAAAATAATGTACGTCAATCCAATTTTAGTTGGTGTAGTCGGCACACTACTTGTTGAGTTTTTTATTTTAACCATTGCATGTGGAATGGCCGCATTAAAGAAAGGAGAAGAAAATGGCAAAGACAACAACAATCAGAGCAACATCACGTATTTCAACCAAGATTCGTGATACGTTTTACACCTTTGAATACTGTGAAGAGCGGCAGATTGAAGAGAATGATAATCTGGAAGAAGAGCGTGCCGCACTCTGGGAAACCTGCAACGCAGAAGTTGACCGGCAGGTTGAAGATGTAGTGAATATGTATAAAAATAATTGAAAAAATCACTTGATTTCTGCTATAACATGTGATACTATATAAGAGTCGAGAAAGTCTTTCATAGAGTTGACGTTTTAGACATTTTTGTTCATGTTTTGTCCTCCATAACAGAATAAATGAACCAAGCCACACGAGTGCAGGCGTGTGCACATCAAAACTACATATCGTGTGGCCAAAAAAGCTACTATTTCCACTGCACTGGGAGTAGTAGCTTTTTGTTTATAAGGAGTAAATATGTTAAGAAATTATATTATTAAGTCAAGTCCAATTACTGTATTTTTTCCAGATGATGCTTGGGACTTTTTTACGCCTGGAAAAGATATTGATGTTATTGATTTAGGTATTTTAAATCATATTCATAGATTGCCAGCATTTTTAACGACTACGTTAGACGGTCCAAGCCAATTAGTTGTTGAACAAGCTGATAACACCTTATTCTTTGAGTTTTCAACACGAGAGTTTCTTGATTGTAATCCATTGTTTGAAGTAAACACGAAATATACAAGTACAGATTCACAAAATGTTGACATAGAAAATAGACTAAATAAATTAGTTGAAAATGGTTTATTGCTGTCTATAAAATCAAAAGAATTTCCAGAAATTACATTATACCGTACATCTGAATTATATGAGGAGTTATTCGTATGCTGAAATGGGTCTATGAGTTTAATCAGGAAAAATTGCTCGCACTACAAACAGAAAAACACAAAATAAGTCCGTCAGACGTTCTTATACTGCATTCCATAGTTAATTCTGTCTGTTCCGTAAAAATGCAGACCATTTTTGACGATAATAGAGTGTTTGTATGGATTGACCATGCAAATCTTATTGAACAATTACCAATTTTAGGTATAACATCAAAACAACGTTTGAGCACAGTATTGAAAAAACTCAAAGACCTTAAGCTCATTGTGACTAAAAACTTTGCAAATCATAATAATAGAGGAAGTAAACAGTTTATCGCATTGTCTGATGCTCTTATAGATTGCTTATCAGATAAAACAAAAGAAAAGTATGGTGCTAAAAAAGACCAGTTAACGAAAACGAGAAGTGAAAACGAACCAGTTAACGAAAACGAGAAGTCAAGTAATACTCAATATAGTAACAATAATAAAGAATTATCTAAAGATAATTCTAATAATGTTAGTAAATCATTCTTTGGTAGTACTGGTAAAAAGAAGAGTAAGAAATTTACTTACCAAGATTGTATAGTTTGTATCAATGATTTTACTGAGGATGAAAATCTTAGGTCTGCTTTGTACGATTATTTCAATTTACGTCTTTCTATGATGAAAGAAAAGCCTATGAAACTTGTTCAGTGGAAATCTATGCTTGTTACTCTTGAAAAGGCTCTAACAAAAAGTTCTGCTGATGTTACATATGAGGATATTGTACGTAGAGCAATAGAACGTGGTTATGCTACATTTTTCCCAATCAATAATTATTCATATTCATCTGGTACTGTAAAGAATAAACCGTGGGAGCAGGGCGTTAAGAGTGAAACGTATACAGAGGAAGAGAAACGAGAGCTTGAGAAAATTGAACAGGAAATGATTGAGGCAGGAGAGCAAGTATGGTATTAAGGAAAGAAGATTGCTGGTATCGTGAAGTCTGTACTTACGAGCCATGCACCAATTGTATTCGTTATGTAGAGATGAAATATCTTATGGAGCATAGCGGGCTTTCTAAGAAGCGTCAGAGACCAATAAAGTTGAAGGCAACACAAGATACAGCCGCTTTTAAATTGCTCAATGAGATTCGTTCTGATATTGTAAATTTTGTTGAAAATGGAGAATCGTTATACATTTATGGCGAGAATACAGGAAATGGCAAAACAAGTTGGTCTATAAAGCTGTTGTTGCGATATTTTGACCAGATATGGGCAGGAAATGGATTCAGACAGAGAGGGTACTTCATTTCTGTTCCTGCATTTCTAAATCAGGTGAAAAATTTCAGTGACGAACACGGCAGGCAAAAGCTAATCAATACACTTAATACGGTTGATTTAGTTGTTTGGGATGATATTGCAAGTACAAAGTTATCAGATTATGATATACAGCAGTTGCTTACTATTATTGACCGCAGAATTGCAGATGGTCTTGCAAACATATATAATGGAAATCTTACAAGTCATGATGCAGTAGCAAATGCACTTGGCTCAAGACTTGCAAGTAGAATCTGGAATACATCAACACTTGTAGAATTTAAGGGAAAAGATAGGAGAGAAGAATGGTAGGATTGCAGATAATCTCAAAAGTATTAGCCACTCATGATGATTCTATCATTGAGAATAATCTTCTTCCCAGAGAATACTTTGTCGGCTATGAAGATGCTTATGACTTTATACAACAGCATAAAAAAGAATATGGAAATGTGCCAGATACAGCTACATTCCTTGCACATGATGATTTTGCTGATAGATTTGATTTAGTAGAAGTAACAGAGTCAGACAGATACCTTGTGCAAGCAATAAGAGAAGAATATCTGTATTTTAAATCTGTTCCAGTTGTACAGAAGATAGCAGAACTGTTAAAGACAGATGCTAATGCCGCCGCAGAATATATGATGACTGCAATGAAAGACTTACAGCCAAATTATAATCTCGGTGGAGTAGATATTATCTCACAGGCAGAAGATAGATATAAGCAATTTCTGGACAGAAAGGAAAATCAAGACGAATGGTTCTTTACTACAGGCTTTGAAGAGTTAGATGATTTAATTCATGGTATTCAAAGAGAGGAAGAACTGTTCGTTATTTTTGCACGCACAAACCAAGGAAAATCCTGGGTACTTGAAAAGATTTGCACGCATGTCTGGGAGATAGGGTTTAATGTAGGGTATATTTCTCCAGAAATGGGGGCGAATAGTGTAGGATACAGATTTGATACACTATACAGAAATTTTTCAAATCGTGGCTTAATGTGGGGAAAAGATGACATAGATGAAGCAGAGTACAACGATTATATCCAATCTTTGAAAGCAAATAAGAAGCAATTCATTGTATCAACTCCAATAGATTTTGATAGAAAGATAACAATAACAAAACTGCGGAGATATATACAAGAGTATAAGTTAGACCTGATAGCTATTGATGGAATCAAGTATCTGTCAGATGAAAGATATAAAAGAGGAGATAATCTTACTACGTCATTAACAAATATCAGTGAAGATTTGATGGCATTATCAATAGAACTTCATATACCAGTATTAGTCGTAGTGCAGTCAAATAGAAGCGGTGTAGTAGCAGATGATGAAGATGAAACTCCTGACCTTGAATCTATTAGAGATAGTGATGGAATATCTCACAATGCAAGTAAAGTATTATCACTCAGACAGACAAAAGATGGCATCTTAAAGATGGGCATAAAGAAGTCAAGATTTGGTTCAGTAGGCGGTAAATTGAATTATCACTGGGATATTGATACAGGCGAGTTCGTCTATGTACCAGCAGAAGATGATGCAGAGCCAGCAGAAAGAACAGAAAGAAAGGTTCGGGAAATAAGAAAGAACATTACACAAGATAAAGAAGATGCGTTTTAAGCATTGACAAACATTAGACTACATGTTAGAATAGAAGAGTAAAGAGTAGTAAACACTATAGAAAGGAGAACTGCAATGAGGCTGATTGATGCAGACGAATTGATGGAGAAAGTAAAGAAATGGTTGCCACCAGATCCATGTGGAAGAGAAGAAAAGGAATACCCATTTGAGACAGATATTTGTGTCTCAATGCTGATGGAAATAGAGGAAGCGCCAACAGCGGTCGACTTGGTCAGATGCAAGGAGTGTCGGAACAGTGAATATGATTTCGTCACGCAGATACGAGGTTGTTCTTGGTTTCGTATTCCTGTTACTGATGATTTCTTTTGTGCAAAAGGCGAAAGAAAGGAGTAAGGATATGACATGGGGTGATTTGTATAAGCAATTCTGTAAAAAATTTCCTAAGTTAAAAGCAACTGATTATAGACCTTTTGTAGAATGGTATCTGCCCATGCACAGAGCGGGCATTATTGTTTGGCTCGAAAACGGGGACGTGCTTGTGTATATACCGAAACCAGAAAAGGAGTGTAGATTATGACGCCTGTTGTTGCATCTTTTATAGCTGGACTACTTGTCGGATTAGTAGCAGGATTCTTTATCGGTTGGCTTTTTATGTGGGTTATCGCCGCACTGAACAGTTAGGAGTGAGAGCATGGATAGTTTTAAAGCATGGTATAAAAATCGGTGGGACTGTATAAACAATAGTATTGATATTCCACTTCTCGATTTTTGTTTTTGTATAGGTTTGATGCCGATTTTAGTATTGATTGAAATTATACTAATCTGCACATGTCCGATATGGGGTATCCCGTTTATGCTTATAAAATTTTTAAGAAAGGAGTAAAGCATGAAAAAATATATCATTGCAATCATCGTATCCATCCTGCTAATCCTCGGATTGTGTGGATGGAAAAGAGTAGACTATGAAAAACTTGGGTAGTTTCATATCAGTTAGCACTTATAAGGATGAAGAGACAGGTGTTGAGTATATCGTATTTAAATCTGGCTATGGTGCTGGTGTATGCCCCAGATACAACGCTGACGGGACATTGTATACAAGTGGAGAGGAGTAAGAAGCATGAAAAAGAAATACATTATCGAACTGGAAGAGCCGGAGATGTTTGACGACTGGAAATTTTATACATGCACTCAGATGCCTTGGTGGGCAGTGTCAGAAAACATTGTTGAGAATCTTACGCCTTACACCGAACCCGACCTTGATGCTATCCGCAATGAAGCATACGAAAAAGGTGTACAGGATACAAAACAACATTGGGTAGATGCTCCAAGGACATGTGCATATAAATTTGGTTATGAGAACGGTCTCAACGATCTGTGGGAAGCCATGCAGAAAGCCATCAAAATGTATTGCGAAATCGATAACGAGGTTTTCCTTCGTGTTTTCCATGACGTAAAGTGTGACTGGGGCGAGAGCGTTTTGCAGGCGCTGTTCAAAAACACTCCTCAACACCTGATTGATTCCATTCGGAAGTATGAGCAGGAGAAGGAAGAAATCAAGGTCGGGGATGAAGTTACTTTTCGGCATGACTATGGCCCGGATATTGTGGTTGTGGTCACTTACATTGGACAGGACGGATTTATTGACTGCATGGATGGAAGAGGCTCGCAATATGCACATAAGAATCCCAAACGGTGTACAAAGACCGGTCGTCACTTCCCTGAAATCGCCGCTGTCCTTGAGAAGATGCGAGGTGAAAGTAATGATTGAAACAAAACAAGAAATACCTATTAAGTGGATAGAAAAACAGATAAAGCATAGTTCAGGAATGGAACATGCTATGTGGACAAAACTTCTGCGTAGATGGGAAAATGAACAGATGCGAAAGTACGTAAAAGGATTAGATAATGATAATAAATGACGTACAATTTAATTGTTCTCTTGAAGATATATTGACTGAATTAGTCAGTCAGTTACGAGCAAATGGAAGTCAGCTTATATCAAAACAAAGAAACAGTGGTGACCATATACAGATAACATGTCCATATCATTCTGACGGAATGGAGAGAAAACCATCTGCGGGTATAAGAAAAAGCGATGGAGTATTCCACTGCTTTGCGTGCGGTGAAGTACATAGTTTACAAGAAGTAATAAGTCACTGCTTCGGTCATTATGATGATTTAGTAGGCAAATGGGGTTGGCAATGGTTACTCAGGAACTTTGCAACAGTAGAAGTAGAGGAGAGAAAAGATGTTGATTTGGATTTTAGTAGGAATAGTGTCGTTCGCAATAGGTCTGTACGTAGGAATCAATTCGTAACAGAAGAAGAATTAGATAAGTATAGGTATACACACCCCTATCTTTATAAGAGGGGAATGACAGATGAAATTATTGAACTCTTTGATTTGGGCTGGGATTCAGACATGCAAGCAATTACATTTCCTGTGCGTGATGTTCATGGAAATTGTTTGTTTATTGCTCGGAGAAGTGTAAAGACAAAGTTCTTCCACTATCCAAGTTTGAGCGAGAAAAGCGTCTATGGTTTGTATGAGTTGTACAGTTTAGATAAATTTCCAGATGAAATTTGGATAACAGAGTCTATGATAGATGCGTTGAGACTGTGGGGGGTTGGTATATATGCATGTGCGTTGAATGGCCTCGGTAGCAATAATCAGTATAAGCAGTTATCGAATATGCCATGTAGAGTTTTTGTACTTGCAACAGATATGGATACGGCAGGACTTAATGCTCGTCAGAATATACGTAAAAACGTTAAAAACAAATTATTTATGCAGGTGTTCCTTCCAAATGGTAGGAAAGATATTGGCGAATGTACTGACGAAGAAATTTTAGCGTTAAGGAAAGTTTTTTAATACTTGTAAAATTTAAAAAACTACTATATAATATACATATAGTAGTTTTTTAAGTTGGAGGTAAGTATGCAAGAACTTTGGAAAGATGTAGTTGGTTATGAAGGGTATTACCAAGTATCAAATTTAGGTAGAGTGAAGCAGTTATGTGTTCACACTAATTTATGCGGTAAATCATATACTCGAAAAGAGCGTATTAAGAAGCAAAGTATTAGAAACGGTTATTTATGTGTTGGTTTGACTAAAGATGGTAAACACAGAACGTTTCTCGTTCATCGGCTGGTTGCAGATGCTTTTGTTGAAAATAGTAAGCCAGATGTTTATGATTGTGTGAATCATAAGGATGAAAATAAACAGAATAATTGCGCAGATAATTTAGAATGGTGCGATAGAAATTATAATGATAATTATGGTACAAGAAATCAAAGATTAAGTAAGTTGTCAGCAGATTGGTCTGCCAAACACTTACAAGAGTTGCGTGACAGAAGTAAACGAGCTTGGTCAGAAGGTAGAAATTCTGGATTTGCTGGGCATAAGCATAGTGACGCAACAAAACAAAAGATAAGTGATTCACTAAAAGAGGGGTACAAATCAGGACGTTTATCGCCGTCTATGTTGGGTGTACATAGATACGGTAAAGATGCGCCCAGATATGGCGCAGTTCTTTCTGAGGAGACTAAACGTAAAATTAGTGAGTCTGTTAGTGGATTTAAGCATACTGCTGATGCCAAGGAGAAAATTTCTAAAAACATTAAAAATAGGGTATTTATGAATAACGGTATACAAAATAAAAGAGTTAGACCAGAAGATGTTAATATTTATTTAACTAATGGATATGTGTTTGGAAGATTAACACCTTGGCAAAGTAATAATAAAAATTGCAAAACTTGAAGAAATACTATTGACAAACATTGTGATACATGTTACTATGTAATAGTCGAGAGACACAGCAAAACCGTAAAAACAGTTGAAAGGAGTAACTTATGGGACGAATTAACGCAAGTGAAGCAGAACACTATGGTAGTCAGGGTGGAGCAGGATTCTTTAGCTTGAAAGACGATAAAGATACTGCCAGAGTTAGATTCATGTATAACGGTATTGAAGATGTAGAAGCATTTGCCGTACATGAATTGAAGAGTGATGATGGTAAGCGCAGAACATATGTAAACTGTCTGAGGGATTACAGACAGCCTCTTGATGTTTGCCCGTTTTGCAGAGAGCACATTCCGCAGACTGTCAAGCTCTTTATTCCACTTTATAATGTGGATGAAGAGAAAGTGCAGATTTGGGAGCGTGGCAAGAAGTACATCAATAAGCTGACTTCTGTATGCAGTAGATACGCAAAAGCTGACACACCACTTTGTGCCAATATCTTTGAGATTGAGCGTAATGGTAAAAAGGGAGAGCAGACTACCACATACGAGAACTATCAGATTGAAAAAGACAATACTACACTTGATGACCTTCCTGAAGTGCCTGACCCTCTTGGAACTATTGTTAAGAACAAGACAGCAGATGATATGGAGACATATCTTGAGACTGGTTCTTTCCCTCCTGATGACGATGATGAAGATTCTGCTCCTGTTCGTAGACAGCCTAGAGAAGAGGAGACCACTTACAGGCGTAGAACACCCGGCAGAAGTAACAGAGATGTGTACTGATGGGAGATAAGTAATGCCTTTATTTAAAGTTCCAAAAAGAGCAGATGATAAAGCCATTGCCAAGAAATCTAAGACAAGACAGACCACTACTACTGTAAGAGGTGGTGGTGGTCTGCTCGGTCAGATAAATCAGATTAAAGCAATGGTAGAGAAGAATCTCGGTCAGTTTAAAGATGATTACTTAGTTATAAGAAATCAGGATGAATTACATGAGTATTTCATAAGATGTGGTACTAATAATGTAGTAGCTATTGATACAGAAACTACAGGACTTGACCCGATTCTTGATAGCATTGTTGGTTTGTGTTTGTATACACCAAATCAGCCCGCAGTATATGTCCCCATTAATCACACTTCTTATGTAACTGGTGCGAGAGTAGATAATCAGCTTACAGAGCAAGATGTGGCGAATGAACTTGATATGTTGTTGACGTATCATCCAGCTATTATTATGTTCAATGCCAAGTTTGATATGCGAGTGATTAGAAATCAGCTTGGCGTGAAAGATATTTACTGTACATGGGACGCTTATCTTGCGGCAAGATTGATGAATGAGAATGAAGAGCATAATGGTCTGAAAGCATTACATAAGAAATATGTACTTAACGGACAAGGTGATGCATTTTCATTCGATGCTTTGTTTAAAAATGTACCAGCAGATAAAATTCCAATCAATACGTTCTATCTTTATGCGGCACATGATGCGATTATAACCTATGAGTTATATCAATATCAGAAACAGTTTGTATATTATGATAGTACACAGCCGCATGAAGCAAGAAATGGAATGAACGGTGTTTCATGGGTATTCTTTAATATTGAAATGCCGTGTGTTCCAGTAGTGTGTGATATGGAAGATAATGGTATCAAGTTTGACTTTGAGTATAACCAGTATCTTAAAGACAAGTATCATGCATTATTAGAGGATAGAGTAAAGCAGTTCAATGCTATCTGTGCGACCTATAAAGATGATATAGATGCTTACAGAAGAAAGATGGGGGCGAATTGTAAGTTAGATGACCCTATCAATATAAAATCTTCTACTCAGCTTGCTATACTACTTTATGATATTATGGGCTGTGAAGTTCCGGTAGATAAGAAAACAAAGAAAGAAACACGAACCACAAATGAAGCAACATTAAGAAGTATGGATAATCCAGTAGCAAAAGCAGTATTGGATTACAGAGAGTTTTCTACTATTGTAGATACTTTTATTGATAAACTTCCTCAGTGTGTAAATCCTAAAGACGGTCGTATTCATTGTAGCTTTAATCAGTATGGGGCGAGAACAGGGAGAATGTCAAGTGAGAATCCAAATCTCCAGAACATTCCCAGCCATAACAAAGAGATTCGCAAAATGTTTGTGGCATCAGATGGTTATGTACTTATGAGTAGTGACTACTCATCTCAGGAACCCAAATGTTTAGCCGCTATGTGTAAACGTGCTGGCGATAGTCAGATGTATGAGACATTTATGCACGGGAAAGATTTGTATTCTGAGATTGCAAGTAAAGCATTTAATGTTCCATATGATGATTGTAGAGAATTTAGGCCAGATGGTACAGTAAACAAACAAGGTAAGGAACGTAGAACACAAGCAAAGAGTGTATTGTTGGGAGTTCTCTATGGACGTGGTGAAGCAAGTATTGGCGAGCAATTAAATGTATCTACTAAGAAAGCAAAAGATATAAAAGATAGTGTTTTTAAGGGATTTCCTGCAATTAAAGAGTTTGAAGAATCTTCTCTTGATATGGCATATGAACTTGGATATGTTACAACTGTTTGCAATAGAAAAAGAAGATTGCCCGATTTACAGCTTCCTGAATATGAATTTAAGTGGAAAGACGGAGCACCGCCTGACGATGATTTACTTGACTTTGATTTAGAAGAAGATATGAATGAGCCAGAAGTTCCAGAAGATATTCAGAGGAAATATTTAAAGAAACTGAATAACTGCTATTTTAGTCAGAAGCGGAAAATCTTTGAAGAAGCAAATAAAGAAGGAATATGGATAGTAGATAATGGAGCAAAGATAGCAGATGCACAAAGACAATGCGT